CAAGGCCGACCAGCCTGGCCAAGTCGTTGGTAAAATCTTGAAAGCCAAGAAAATCTTCGGCGAACAGGACTGCGAAGACGACTATCAGCTTGAATTCTTTAAGAAATGTGGCGTTCCATATCTTTACGTTATGGGCGAACTTATGGACGATTTCAAAGAATCGGCCAAAGAAGTAGCCGGTCAACTCCGCTACGATAACGCACGTCCAAATCAAGAAAACACTACGAATTTCTCCATCGAAGGTGCTAAAATCGACAAACAGGGCATGGACATTTTGAAGTCTATTGCTCGTAAAGTGACTATTACGGTAACGCCTTGCAATAAAGCCGCAGTTGCTTCTATGGTTCCTATTGAAAAGAAACCGAAGCGCAACAGCGTTGATGAATTGTTCAAAACTGAAGCAATCGAAATTGCTGTTCTATTTAAGGATGAAGGTTTCGGCGCAGTTTCCGGACCTACCTCTCCTTCTTTGGCCGCTTCCGAGCCGATGATGAAGGATCAACCGAAGCTTACCGTGGCAAAACCTTCCGCTCCGATTGGTCACACCAAATCGGGCCAAGCTGTTTCTGCGACTGGAAAAGTTCACGAATATACGACTTTCAACGAACAAGATCACCGCGACGCATCTAACTTGCATTTTGAAATGGCCGCAAAAGTTGGCGCAGATTTCAAACAAGCGCAAATGCACCGTAACAAAGCTCTATTGCACAATTCTGCCGCAAACACGATGGCTGATCGCATGAAGCGAATGACTTCCGGAAAAGTTTCTGCACCGGCTCCGACTCCAGGCGTCAGAACTCCTCCTAAAATTCAGACTTCTGTTGCTCGCCCTTATGCTTTGGTTGGAGATCTGAATAAATCTGAGATTTTTGATCGTGCGTCCACTGACGAAGAACAAAATACTCTCATGAATCGCACTGAGGACAAGTATTTCATCAGTCGCGCTGGTTTGGAATATGTCACTCAGGTCATCAAAGAAAACTTGAAAGAAGGCGATATCGACACCGAAGTTCGTTACAATACGAACCGTTCGATCTACTTGGATAACCAAGACCTTGACTCTTTGAAAGATTCATTGAATGGCATTAAGCCGCGCATGAAAATTCGCGTTCGCCAATACTCTCCTAATAAAGAGGGATGGGAAAAGATCGCATACGTTGAGATCAAAGCCAAAGAAGAAAGCGGCGAAAGCAAAAAACTTCGCGTTCGCATTCATGCAGAACACGTAGAAGCTTTCACTGAAGGCGCTCCGCTTGTCATGAGCGAAGATCTCGCAAACATCAACAAAGACATCTCTAAGCAGATTCTTGAAGATCGTATTCGCCTGATCAATCATTTGGTTTCTCTGTATGGATATCGTAAGCAAATCGAAGTTCGCTATGAGCGTCGCGCTTACACGAATAAAGACGTTCGCATCACTATTGATGAAGGCTTGCGTTTCTTGAATCCTAAGCAGATTTCTACCGACAATATGATCGGCGTGAAAACTACTTCTGGATGGGTTAACATTTGGGAACTAGACCATCAGTTGAAAAACGAAGGTTTCTTGATCCTTGAAGTGAAATACCAAGGCGATATGCCAAAATGGGTTAAGAAGGCTCTTGAGCATTCAAACGCTCGTAAGGTTTCTTTTTCAAAATATTGCAGTGCAATGGCCTGTGTCGTTGAAGCAAAAGCTCACGAAGGCTACATTGCTTCGCAGTCTATTTTCCGCGAAGATCCTTCGATGCAGAAAGCACTTGATGCCGGTTCTGCATTGGCCGCTCCTAGTCAGTTGACTGGCGGCGCTGCGCTGTCTAAAGAGCGCGTTCAGGGTGGAACTATTCAATCTGGCGGAAAAGTTAAGTCTAAATGGCTCACTCGCGCAGAAGAAGAATATAAAAAATGGACCAAACGTGAAGAGTACGAAACTTTCATGTCTAAGCGTATGCCTCACCTTACGAAAGGTGAAATCCGCGCTATCGGTCAGGTCATGGCTTTGAACAAGTCATTGACTCTTGAAAAGGCTCTTAAAGATTTGGCAGGTTACGAAAAACTTGCGAAAGCTCTCTCTTTTCAGACGGAACTAGCTAAAGCCGGTGGAAAAGACAGTATCTATACATTGATTTTGTTCGAGGGATGCGATCTTCATGACATCCTTCATTGCTCTCATTTCGCAACAGACGACATGACCGGCAACACATACGAAAAAATTAAAGAAGCCTGCGACAAGTATTTCGAGAAAAGCCCTGAATCTCACGAGTTAGAATTCAAAGAATCGGGCGAGCTTGGAAAGCATCATCAAAAGGTTCTATTCCTTACTGGCGGCGATCCGTATAAAGACCTGTTCGAGAAACTCGACGAGGTTGCTAAGTACAAGTACGAGAAGTTCCGCCCACACATTTCTGTTACGACCAACGTCGATGATTTCAAGGGAAAAGCTAAATCCCTTGTCATCTCAGTAAACGGTCAAGTCAGAAAGAAGTACGATTTCAAATAGTTACATTTTTACAAAACATTTTCAGAAATTTCTGAAAATAGTTTGAAGAAAGTTCTTGCATTCCCGGAACCAGTGCGATATATTGGTTTTAGATGTTAGGGTCGCAATTTTATCTTAACACATAACGTTAAACTCCATAAGGAGAAGTGTATGTGTATTAAATGCGATCAATATCAGTCAGAAGTCTCTCTGCTTTCTCAGGCAGAAATAGAAGAGCATCATTTCGATCTGCTCTTAGAATTAAGCGACATAGCCAGAGATATGGCAGAAAGGCAAGCTAGATTACTTGCTGTTGCCGCGCGTATTGGCGATGTTGAGCTTGAAATGCAGTCTCGCGAATCTAAAAAAGACGATTCCATCAATTAACGTGGAAAAGCTATGTTCTCAGTGCGGCATCGTAAAAAATGTCGCACTTTTTTATTTCAGTAAAAGAGCAAAAGATGGCTTACAAAATTGCTGCAAACAATGCTCTAAATTTAATCGTAAAGCTCAAAATGCTAAGAACAAAAAGAATATTCGCAAGAAAACTCCAGAAGAAATAAAGCTTAAAAAGAAACAATCTGATAGAGCGTGGCGCGTCAAAAATCCGGGAAAGGCCAGAGCCAGATCTAGGAGATACGATAAAAGAGTCGAACTTGCCACTCCTTCTTGGCTTACAAAAGATCAAAGAAAACAAATTGATGCAATCTACGAGAATTGTCCTGTAGGGTGTCATGTAGACCATATTATGCCCCTAAATGGTCGAAATCTTTGCGGATTACATGTTCCTTGGAACCTACAATATCTTTCAGCAGACAAAAATATAAAAAAGAGCAATAAGGTATTGACTTAGATTTCAGATGTGATATAGTTGTATTCGACGACTGAGCCTACAAGCAAGGAATAAAATACTCGCGCTAAGCGCGAAAAGTCTGGTAGGGCGTGGAAACGGTACAGCGCAACCCCTAAAACGAGCCGCCGTGAGGGTCGGGAGTGGCTTCCCCAGTGGTCATTTTATTAGGAGACTTTATGGAAATTTATCAAGAGATATTTTCTTCATGGGAAGACGTACAAAGAGAATATTCTATGAATGAATCCGAACCAGATGAAGTTTTGCTTGCGTATTACTCATACGAAGATTATTCTGGCAGCTCAGTGGTGATTTTTAGACTTGGTGACAAATTTTTCTATCAAACAGGAGGACACTGCTCTTGTTACGGACTTGAAGGACAGTGGGGTCCGGAAGAATTTGAAAATAAGGAAAATTTTGTAAAATTTCTGGAAATGTTGAAACCATACGATGCCGCAGACGGAATTCGATCAGTTATTGAGAAATTAAAAGGAGAATAAAATGGAAATTTCACTTCGTAAAGCAAGAAAGCTTGAAGCAAAAATTCAAGCAACCGCTGATTCTTTGGTGTTAAATAGCGCAGTAAAAGTAAGAGCTTTAGCTTCAAAAGAAGAAAGAGATCAGGTCCTTTTTAATGCTCGTGAAGAATACAAAGAAAAATTACAGCTTCAAAAAGATCTCATTGTAGCTCGATTTCAGATTAGACAACAAATTTCAGATGCAAATGAAGCAGTGGGCATAAATAATTTGATGAGCGACCGTGAGTGTTTACAAGCATTACTTGCTAAGAGTAACGCTTCGGTTGACACTTTAGATCAAGCAGAAGCAGAAGATATGGTTTCTACTAGAAAAAATTCTCTTGAAAATGGATCTTCGCGTGCCTATGGAGAATCTTCCGTAACTCTTACCTTGCCTGTTTCCTTACCAGAAGACGCCGTAGCTTTTCAGGCAAATGAAAAAGTTTTGAAATTGAAATTAGAAGAAATTGAGGATCAGCTTTCTCAAAAAAATATTGGAGCAAAAATTTCACTAGATGAAGATACAGTAAATTTGTTGAAGTCAGTCGGTCTTATCTAAGATCTACTGCTCAACGCGGACACAGGGACATATCTACTGCTGGAACGGCCTAAACCGTCCATTTTGGCCAAACCCGTATTGTCATTCCTTTTCGTATTTTTCGGGTATCTTTATGGTATCCTTTGTTGATTGTAGGAAATAACGACGGGATGTTAGTTGGGACTTTTTATTTGATTTTTGTTTGTCCCTTCCTGTCCGTCTGGCCTGGTTTTAACTCGGGGCCTTCTTTTCGCTGCCTACCCTAGCTGACCAGCGTGGCAGTTTTTTTAGGATTTTATGAAGCAAGTTTTGGTCATCAGAAAAGATTTGAATATGCGCAAAGGGAAAATGGTAGCTCAAGGCTCCCATGCCTCTTTGGTTGCATATCTTAAATGTGACCATGAAGTTCGAAAGAAATGGATGAACGAAGGCCAAACCAAAATCTGTGTCAGCGTCGATTCTGAAGAAGAGCTTTTGCAGATCTTTTCTTTGGCCGCGAAAGTTGGCCTTCCTACTGCGTTGATTCGTGACGCAGGGCATACAGAACTTCCTCCCAATACCGCAACTGCGGTTGGTATCGGCCCCGCAGAAAATGACGCAGTTGATCAAATTACTGGAAAACTTAAATTGCTTTGAGTAGCAATCTTTTTATTGACACCCACTGCGATGTGATATACAGTGTTTGTAAGACCAAGGTCGATGTGTTAAGCCGAGGTCAAAAATGTTACTCCTGTACGAATATTTGCAGGAAAGGACGCAAGATGATCTACATCAACGGGACGCCGTTAAACGTAACAATGTTTCCAGACAATACTTCTCAGGTCTGGAAAGTCTCTACTCTCGAAATTCCTGATACAAACTGGGTCCACGTTAAGTGGGAATATTCGCATGAAGGCGAATTCATGCAACTCGCTCAGTTGAAAACTTTGCTCGACGCAAAGGGATTTCGCTCTGCATTAAGAATCAAATATCTTCCATACGGTCGCCAAGACAAAGAAGTCAGCAACACAGCTACTTTCGCTCTTCGCACGTTCGCTTCATTGCTCAACACTCTTGGCTTTGAAGAAGTCATTATCATGGACCCTCATAGCGAGATCGCTCTCGACTTGATCGTTCATTCTCGCGCAGAATATCCTGGCACCTTGATTGGTCGAGTCGGAACTCAGACAAATGCTTATGTTGTTTGCTATCCAGACAAAGGTGCGGTCGCAAAATACACAAAAAAATATTCTTTCCCATACATTTACGGAGAAAAAGTCCGTGATCAATTGACTGGTAACATTCTCAGTTACGAATTGATGGGCTTTACTGAAGATATGAAAGGGAAAAGCATCCTGATCGTAGACGATATCTGCGACGGTGGAATGACCTTCAAAATCCTCGCCAAGGATCTTTTGGCAGCTGGCGCGAAAGAAGTAAATCTTTTCGTCACTCACGGGATTTTCTCGAAAGGGATTAGAACATTAAACGAATCTGGAATCAATAAGGTGTTCACGCAGGACGGCCAAGCTATCCATGATAAGAATGGACCTTATGCACTTTTACCTTTTAACAAACAAGGCTAAGGATATTTAGCCTTTAACAACCAACGATAGGAGAATATCGTATGAAACACCTAATTATGCCCATTCTTTGCGACTTTTATAAAATTTCGCACAGAGCAATGTATCCACAAGGAACCGAAGTCGTATATTCGACTTGGACCCCCCGTGCTACTCGCGTTAAAAACGTGAACCAAGTCGTTCATTTCGGAGCGCAAGCCTTCATCAAGGAATATCTGATTGATATGTTCCAAGAACATTTCTTCAGTCGTCCCAAAGATGAAGTTATCGCGGAATATGCCCGCATCATCAAGTTCACGCTTGGTGAGCAAAACCCTGAAACCAAACATCTCGAAGATTTGCATGATCTCGGCTATTTGCCGCTTTCCATCAAAGCTCTTCCAGAAGGTACTATTGTGCCTATTCGCGTTCCTGTGCTGACTATCCAAAACACAGATCCGCGTTTCTTCTGGCTCACTAACTTCATCGAATCTTTGGCTTCGAGCGAGTTGTGGCAACCATGTACATCTGCAACTTTGGCCCGCGAATACAAACGTATGTTTGATCGTTTCGCGATGGAAACCGTTGGAGATACAAGTTTCACGCCGTTCCTCGGCCATGACTTTTCGATGCGCGGTATGTCCAGCCTTCGCTCTGCAATTCTGAGCGGTATGGGTCACATGGCAGCTGGATTCGTCGGAACCGACACTATCCCTGCGATTCCTGCTCTTGAATACTATTACGGCGCAAATATTGAAAAAGAGCTTGTGGGCACTTCTGTTCCTGCGACAGAACATTCGATTCAATGTGCGTACAGCGATGATTACGCTTATTTGAAGCGTATGCTGAGCGAAGTGCATCCTTCAGGTATCGTTTCTATCGTTTCCGATGGCTTCGATTTCTGGGGAGTTGTTAGACCTGGAGATGGCGTAGTTGCGCAACTGAAGGCCGAAATCATGGCCCGTAAAGGATCTCCGATTGTAGATAAGGTCGTTATCCGCCCTGACTCTGGCGATCCGGTTCTTATCGTTTGCGGCGATCCCGATGCTACTCCTGGAACTCCCGAATACAAAGGAGCAGTGGAGTGTTTGTGGGAAACTTTCGGCGGAACAATGTCGCCTAAAGGCTACAAACTCCTTGATTCTCATATCGGCCTGATCTATGGTGACGCCATCACTTTGGCTCGCGCTGAAGAAATCATGGAACGTTTGAAAGCCAAAGGATTTGCTTCGATCAACGTTGTGTTCGGTATCGGTTCTTACACTTACCAATACAACACTCGCGACACTTTTGGTTTCGCATTGAAATCGACTCTTTGCGTGATCAATGGTCAAGAGAAGCAGATCTTCAAAGATCCGAAAACTGACAACGGCATCAAGAAATCGCAAAAAGGTCGCGTTGTTGTCCTTAAGGACGCAAAAGAAGGCTACAAGTTCATGGATGGTTTCGGCCTGAATGATCAGGTAGCTGGCGATCAGCTTCGCGAAGTGTTCCGCGATGGCAAGGTTCTTGTGCAAGATACTCTTGCGGAAATCCGCGCCAGAATTGCGAGCGCAAAATGAGTTTACCTAGAGTGATTGAGTCGGACAGAGTAGCTTTCTTTGACTGCGATGATACGCTCATCCTCTGGAAAAAACATGATCTCGATCTCCCTGTCGTAACAATAAACGGCAGGGAGTTTCAAGTCCACGTCAAGCATCTTCAGAAAATCCACGACTATCACGTAATGGGATTCACGGTATTTGTGTGGTCCAATTCGGGACATAAGTGGGCCAAAGCAGTCGCTGAAGCATTAGGTGTCTCAGAAAAAGTCACCTGCATGTGCAAACCCCATAGAGTATTTGACGATTGCAAGGATTTGAACGATACTATTGGTAGCGGTTATTTGTCGCTAGGAAAGAAGGAAGAATGAAATGGATTTTAGCACTACTACTCTGTAGTACCTGTTATGCAAAAGATTTGAATGAATTCACATTCAAATTTCATTTCCCATACGGCACCCAGTCGAATGAATTCATTCAGACCACTTACGGAACTTCATGGGAAGAAGCGTATAAGAAAGCGACCAGCAAATGTGTCGATCATTATCTGAAAATTGTGCGTTTAGATGAAGAAACGAAGCTCGATATTATCGACGCCTGCGTGAATCCGAGGTAATTGGGACAAAAAATGTCCCAATTATGTCGCAATAATGTCCCAATTGTCGCGATTTTGTCGCAATTAGGGTTTGAAAAAGCGTTTATTTACGACTGGCAAATTATCCAAGTGGACCCAGCCGCCATTCAGATCTTCCATGCGAAGACCAAGCTCTTCCAGCTTAGGAAGAAGCATTTGACGAATTTTTGCGCATCCTTCCGCGCCCTCGAATCCAACAATATGGAAGTCGATTGCGTGACCAGTACGGTGCGGAGATTTAGGTACAGTCTTTTTGGCCATTTCTTCAGCCGACAAACCTTTCCAGACCTGTGTCTCGTAGATGTAACGATTGTAATCGTGTCCATCCCACTGACTGCCAGGAATATTGGCTTTCTCAGGACGCATGAAAGCGTGAACATTGATTGATACGTGACGGCCAAGCTGTTTCTCAAGCTCATCAGCCGCACGACCAACGCCTTGCGCAATAGAGACGATTGCTGCTTTTTCATCTTCCGAAGGAACGTGCATAACTCCCCACGATTGGAGCGTTAACGCTTCGCCTACAGAAAATCGAGCAGTGATTTTAGACTTAGGATCTGCCCAGTCTATTTTAGTAGACTCAATTGGCTCGGAAATAGGTTTTTGGTCTACTATAGTAGCCTGCGGAGCCGGTTTTTCTTCATTTTGGACTACTTTAATAGTCTGAACAGGTTTTTGGACTTCCTCGGTCACTTTTTTACCAAGAAAATCAAAGATCCATTTTACGGCTTTGTCGATCATATTTTGGTCCATATTTCCTCTTGCGTTCCTTTGACGGTTGTCCTATACTCTATAAAGATTAGGAGGAAGCTATGCAAGTAAAAGTCTGCAATATGCGTTCCAGTGATTTTGAGAAGAATTTTATTGATTCGGTAATGAACACGGGCTTCGCTGTCTTGACGCATCACGGCATCAGTGAATCTCTTATTCGCGAAGGTCAAGGTGCCTGGCGCGAATTTTTCCTTGAAAATCTTCTGATGAAAAACATGTTCGTGAATCAACGAGATCCCAACATGGGCTACAAAGGCATGAGAACTGAAACTGCAGTCGGTGCCAAGAAAGCCGACTTGAAGGAGTATTTTCATTGGAGACCTGGCCAAATTATTCCATCAACATTACACCTTTCTACCGAGCGTCTTTTCGCACAGTTAGAAGATGTTTCACAACAACTTCTGAAGATCATTGATCGTCGGAACCGTCAAGATGGGGATTTCACAAACTATGCTGACGAATGTTACGAAAGCACTAACACGATTCTTCGCACACTGTACTATCCTGCTATGGATTTCGGTGCTGAGCCTGATGCTGTTCGCGCTGCGGCTCACGAAGACATCAATCACATCACTCTTCTGGTCGCTGCTTCTGCGCCTGGCCTTCAAGTTTTGGATAAGGACGGAAATTGGCACGATGTTCCGCACGAGGAAAATTCTATCGCGGTCAACATTGGCGATATGATGCAACTTGCTTCTGGTGGAAAATACAAATCTACCACTCATCGTGTGATAAATCCTGACAACAGTACGAGTGATCGCATTTCGATGCCTTTGTTCGTTCACCCGCACAGCCATACTATGCTTGCTGAGGGTAAGACCGCTGGTCAGTATTTGGCTGAGCGTATTGCGCAGATTCACGGGAGCAAAAAGTGAAAGTAAATCCTGGCGATAAAATCACAATCAAAATTGGCGACCAAGAGATTGAAACTACGGTTGATGAGTATGGCGTTCAGCGTCTTCCCAGAAATCCCATCTACGATGGTATGATTGATAAGGGTCTGGTTGATCTGAATGAAATGGTGCGCAGTTATCGTGCTGGTAGAATTAAATTTGAAGATTATCTGGAATTCTACCTGAATATCGGATACAGTGTATCTGGATTTGCCGATCTAAGCTCTTTCCAGCATCTCGAAATCAGAAATCCTATTTGGGAGAAATAATGCAATTACCTACGCTTTACAAGAAGACAAATACGGGCGCAATTCAATTTTGGACTATTGCCGTAAGCCAAACCAAATTTGCTTCGCAAAATGAAGAAATTATTGCTGGACTTATCGAAACTACTTACGGGCAATTGGACACTGATAGTCCGCAACATACGGTAGATACTATTTCTGAAGGCAAAAATCCTGGGAAAAAGAACGCTACCACTCCGCTTCAGCAGGCCGAAAAAGAAGCCCAGGCTAAATGGGAAAAGCAGAAAAAGAAAGGCTATGTTGAAACCATCGAAGGCGCTCAGAACGAAGAGCTTGATGCTTTAATTGAAGGTGGCGAAGAACCAATGCTTGCGGAGGCCTACATGGACGTGATCTACGATCAGCGCCCTGGTCATGAAAATGATGCTCCCACTTACGTTAAGACCAAAGAAGCAAAGAAGATCAAATTCCCTGTTTTCACCCAGCCTAAGCTGGATGGAATTCGTTGCATTGCCATCGTTAAAAATGGCCAGGCAACTCTTTGGTCTCGCACGCGCAAGCCCATCAACTCAGTTCCGCACATTATTCAGGAGCTTGAAGCGGCCTTCGAGAACATGGACATCATTTTAGATGGCGAACTTTATAATCACGATATGAAGTCTGATTTCGAGAAGATCGTCTCGCTTGTTCGTCAAAAAGAGCCAGGCGAAGGCCATGAAGTCGTTCAGTATCATGTTTACGATACGATCAACGGAGATTCCTTCAAACATCGCTATGCACAACTTCACCGTTTGTTCCGCATGTTTGAATTCTACAGCCTGAAATTGGTTCCTACCGAAGTCGCTAAGACTGAGGAAGAAGTTATCACACAGTTCGAGAAGAACGTGAAATTGGGTTACGAAGGCGCTATGCTTCGTAACGTGGAATCGGAATACGCTCAAAAGCGTTCGATGGATCTTCAGAAAATGAAACCTTTCATTGACGATGATTTCTTGATCACTGGCGTCACCGAAGGACGTGGTAAAATGGCAGGACTCGCCATCTTTACTTGCGCTGCCAAGAACGGAAATCCCTTTGAAGTGAAGCTCAAAGGAGAACTCGAAAGCCTGCGCAAATACATGCAGGACGAATCGCTTTGGAAGGGCAAGAAGCTGACTGTCCGATATTTCGGACTCACGAACAAAGAAAAGGTCCCGCGTTTCCCTGTCGGAATCGTGGTACGAGATTATGAGTGATCAGTTGACAAAAGTGGACATGGGTCCATACGCAAGCAGAATTTATAAATTTGGACTATTTGACGACGGAGAACATTATATGGAAGGTAACAACGCTTTGAAATTTTTACACTTTAACAACACCGAAATGCTTCAGTACGATGGGTACACTAAAGCACACAAGCAGAAAATGCAGAGCCGCACAGTTGCTGCTTTGGCTCTTTCGCCGAATGCGATCCGCAAGACCGTAGCTGACTTTCTCCTTTTGGATGCAGGCCAGGAGCTTTCCATTCCTATGGCTGTTGACGTGACGCTTGTTAGTCTGGACGACATGTACAATCGCTCAGTTGGTCGCGAACAAGCTGTCCGTGCAATGGCCGAAATCGACGTTAAAGTGGTTGACATTCATGCGAATGAAACCCACGTTTATGTGAATCTGGCTCCGATCAAAGGAGTCGCTCTTACTCTTCGCTTGAACCGTAAGACTGGATTTTCAAGCGTTCTTGGAAAGATCGTCGGATCTGGCCGTGAGTAAGAAAATGACCAAGCCCAGCGAGGGCTACTTTTATGCGAAGCGTGAGGCTCAGGATGCGATTTTTCGTCGTCAAGAGAAGTACGAACAGCAAATGAAAGAAGCCGAAGCTAATGGCGATGTTCATGCTCACATTGCAGCAAAATCAAAAATTGAAGCTTTAGAAGAATTTCGTGGATTTATCCGTAACGTCATGTTATGGTACGTCGGCAACGGCGAATAGGATGCGGGATAGAGCAGTCTGGAAGCTCGCCAGCCTCATAAGCTGGAGGTCGCCGGTTCAAATCCGGCTCCCGCAACCATTTACAATTAAAAAAGGGGTTGCAAACCCTTTATGTGAGCATGTCGGCTTGGTGCAATTCCAAGGGGATAACTGAGTAGGGCTATAGACCAAAAGGTGATTCCAGTAGTTTAGGCGCTCCGTTCGATTCGGACCATGCTTGCTTTTAAGATATGATATACAAGGGAAAACAGGAGACTATAAATGTCGCACAGAAAAGCCAAAACAGCACCTAAGATTTTCTTGACTGATCAAAAAAAGCTGAAACATCTCGTACTTACGGCGATGGCAGAGATTGCAGACGCAGTGGGTCGCACTATGGGTCCTGGCGGACGCAATATCCTGATTGAATCTGATTTTCCTGGGATTCCTAACAAGAACACGAAAGACGGCGTTACCGTGTTCAAGTCTCTTGGCTACATTGACGCTTACAAGCATTTGATCACTGAACAGGCTCGCGATGTTGCTCAACGCACTGCGACTGAAGCCGGTGACGGAACGACTACCGCTACGGTACTTTCTAATGCTTTGATTCAAAATATTTTCGCTTTCTGCGAAGCAAATCCTCGCTACTCTCCGCAACGCGCAGTTCGTCGCATTAAGAAAATTGCAGAGAACGTCCTGGCTCCTTACATCGCAGAACGGGCTATTCAAATCACTGAAGAAAACAAAGAAATGCTTCGCATGGTCGCTACGATTTCGGCCAATGGCGATAAAGAGATGGCAGATGCTGTCATTCAAGCTTTCGAGGAGATCGGATATGGCGACGCTTCACACGTTACAATTCGGGAAGTCTCGGGAAAAACGGGCTACAAAGTCGAGCGTATTGACGGATTCCCAATCCCCATCGGTTACGAAGATTCGATTGGTAAGCTCCACACGGCTTTTATTAACGACCAAGCAAACCAACGTTGTTATCTTGAAAAGCCTCTCTTCCTCTTGTTCGACGGACAAGTAAACGATATCATCAATATTTTGCCGATCATCAACGGTCTTGGTAAGAAATATGTCGAAGAAGGAAACTCGGACTACAAGAACCTTGTGATCTTCGCGCACGGCTTCTCAGAAGCAGTTCTGACGAACCTCGCTTTCAACTTTGCTGACCCTGGCACGATCAACGTCGTTCCTATGGTTACTCCTATGTCCCAGTTCGTAAATTCACAACTTCAATTTTTGATGGACCTGAGCGCTTTCACTGGTGCTCGCGTGTTTGGCTTGAAAGATCCCGTTTCTCAAGCATCTCTTCAAGATCTCGGCGGAACAATGGAAAGCTTTGAAGCTTACCGTTTCCGTTCTACTGTGGTTGGCGATCCTGATCCGGTAAACGTCGAAGTTCGCGCAGAAGACCTGAAGAAAATGAAGCAGAACGCTGAATCCAAAGCAGAGGAGATGTGGCTTGAAGAACGTATTGGTAAAATCACGAACGGTATTGCGAAACTCACTATCTCTGGCGGAAGCAATGGTGAACTTAAAGAAGCCCATGACCGATGTGAGGATGCAGTATGTGCGGTTCGCTCTGCTATTTCTCACGGTGCATTGCCTGGCGGCTGCCGCGTGTCTATCGACATGGCATTGAAAATTGCGCAAGAAGTCGAAGAAGGCGATCCGGCTCGTGAGATCTTGATGCCTTCTCTTATGGCTCTTCCGCAGACTTTGTTACGCAATTCTGGCTACCATGATGACGAAATACAGGAAATCATTGGGAAATTAGTCCAAAATCCTGAATTGGTATACGATATTGAGAACGAAAAATTCGGAAAAGCTGAGGAATTAGGCCTATTTGACGCTACTAAGGCTGTCTCTGAATCTTTAAGTAATGCGGTATCTATCGCAGGTGTCCTTGGAACGATGGGCGGAATTGTCTGCCATCCTCGCGATGCTGAATTTGAACGTTCCGAGGCTCGCGCTGATGCTGAATTCATGCGTGTGTCGGAGAACCCGAACGCCTACGTTAATGAGGCGAACGAGCGTCCTTAAAATGAAACCTTACGGCTATAAAAAGATGCGCAAGCCTCCTGGCGATGGTTGTCATCTTTGTATGAAAGGCTTGTCTTGCTCAAGTAAACGCAGTAAGACCGCCAATCGACGTAAGGCCAAAGAATCGCTCAAAGAAGAATTAAACGATGGACTTTCAGAACATTCCAGACGAGAAGAAAAAGCAACTAGCTGAGTTGCTTTTCGAGAAACTTTCTTCCCCTGAACAGGTGAAAGACTGGGTTCGCTTTTTCCTTGGCCTGGAACTTCCATTAGAAATTACTGATCCCGATTCTACGTCGTCACCGCTCGACGCTATTTGGCAAGTCTACAATGCTTTCAAAACAAATTCCGGTGACGTAAATCCTGGTTACATCCTACTTAGCTGCCGTGAAGGAATGAAGACAGTTTCTGTCGCCATTCTTGAAACGCTTTTGATGCTTCACTTTCAAATTGAGATCGCTCACGCCGCTGCAATCGAATCGCAGTCATCGGTTGGTCTCACGTATATCTCGGAATTCATCGCAAAGGTGAAACCATTGATGGATTACGCAGGTTGGGTCGCTGATACGGCCAACAAACGTACTATCAAATTCAAAACACCGCAAGGCAAAACTACCTACATTAAAGTTTTGATCTGTACTGTGAAAGGGATGAACTCACTTCACGTTAACGCCCTTTTCCTTGACGAGCTTGACTTGGCTGATCCAAAAGCACTGAAGCAGGCCCGCAACATCGTTGGTTATTCTAAGGGAATTTACGGTATTACTGTTTATCTTTCTACTCGTAAATATGCGTTCGGCAACATGAACGACGCGATTGAATCAGCTGCTGAAAAGAACTACAAAATCATCAAATGGAACATTCTTGATGTTACAGAGGCTTGCCCTCCTTCTCGCCATAAGCCAGAGGGACCCAAGCAAGATATGTGGGTCGCAAAGACTCTTCCGCTTCGTCAGAAGAATGTAGATGAGTTTGATTCTGTTCCAGGCCCTGAAAAAGAAAAATGGGTAATGGTTAAAGACGTACATGAAGGATGTGTCGGATGTCCGCTTCTTCCCGTATGTCAAAAACGTCTTGCAGAAAAACCTCAAACTGCGACTGGTGGATTTTATAAGCCCATCGTTTCGGTGATTCAGAAATTTAAGGACAATGACCCAGACACGGCAGAAGCCGAGTTGATGTGTTGGCGTCCAGGCTCTGAAGGTCTCGTTTACCCTCGTTTCATTTCTCAGGTTGGGAAAGGAAACGTCATGGACTACAAAGAGGCCTACGAAACTCTTTTTGGTCCTACCGATAAAGCTGTCAATGAGCTTCATTTGCTTGCAGCGATGAAAGATGCTGGCATCGAATTTTTTGCCGGAGTGGACTGGGGATATACGCACGATTTTACAATTGTCATTATGGCCATGATTCCAAATGGTGAAGTTTGGGTTATGGAAACTTTCGCGGCTCCTGGATTCGAGATGGAAGACATGGTTCGCGTTGCTATACCGTTGCGCGATAAATATCAAGTGTCAGCATGGTTCTGCGACCCTGCGTATCCTGCCAACGTGAAGACGTTTACCAGAAACGGTATGCGCTCACCGAAGTTCACCAAAGATGTGATGGGCGGAATCGAGTCGATTCGTTCAAAAATCACCACTGGCGTTGGTCGTCGCCTGTTCAAGATTTTGAATAGTCATGAAAATAAGAAATTCGTTACGGCCATGACAAAACACCGTTTCAAGCTCGATGGTCAGGGCAACGTTACGGTAGAGCCCGATGACGAACGCGGTATCGCCGACTTGTGCGACGCTGCGCGTTATATCGGTCAGAACAAATTCCCTGTGAAGGGTCCTCAAAAGCCGGTTGTCGGTTTGACTGAGGAAGAAAAATACAACCAGATCCAAAATCCTAGTGTTACCCAACAGATGCTGAACGAGATCGCGACACGGGTTACGGACGGAGGCGGCCAATTGACCTCCAAAACAGGTAAAAAGGGCGGATTCCACTACAATTTTTAGGGAAACCGGCAATCTTAAACCTGTATCACGCTTATGAGGTCCAAGAAATGAGCAAATTGAATTTCCTAGTCTTCCTGAATACTTATTCAGATGCAGCATCCAGTAACGCCCCAGCATTGAGTAATTTCAAATGGGCACGCGAACTTACGGGCATTCCTGCTTCTAATCCGGTTAGCGCCACGCACTCTTTGGCTCCTGGCGAATCCAAGTCTCTTTTCAACGGCACTCGCACGCTGAACAGCGATAATACGACTGAATATAGCATCGCGTTAAAACCTCTCAGCACTCAAAATTACAGAATTACAAATACGGGCGGCGCTGCTCCTAATTTCCGTACCCCGAGAGCAATTTCAACTGGTGCGACTACTCAGGTGACGACTACGGTGAATGGACCCATCGTAATGTTCTCTGCGGCAGCTGCTGTTCCTGCTCAACCTGCTCAGTTTGTTGGTCAAATTGGCGGGATGACCACTCCTGTCACCATCGTTGCTCTTACTGCTGGTGCTGCCGGAAACGTAACGCTTCCTATTGATGGAGTATCTTCAATCAACCAATTGATTGTCGGATGGAATACCGCAAATCCATCTAATCAGCTTCAGCTACAACTTGGAGACGATTCTCAGGTTCCTACTGGTGGACAATTCGTTCTAACGGGCGGATCAGACGCTATGACCGGAATGGATATGACCAACGTTCAAGTTGGCGACCACGTTCGCATTGGAACTCAATTCAATGTCCTTAATCAGGGCGAATACAAAATTTTGGCCAAGAGCGCAAATTCGTTCACGGTCGAAAATCAAACTGCAGTAAACGAAGGACCCATCACTTTGGGATCTGGCTTTGCAGATCAAATTCAAATTTATAGCGCAGCCGGTGTGCAAGTTGGCGATACGCTAGTTCTATCTAGCGGTTTTTCTGCCGTTACGCTTGGTTCGTACAAAGTAACTGACGTTGCTGCAAACTGGGTTGAATTCTATTCTACCGACGTTCTGCCTGTCGAATCTGGCATCGTAAACCCTGGACTGGCCATTTATAGCGCGGCAAAGCAGCTTGTCTACATGGAAGCTGATCAAAAAACTGCGATTACTGTTAATGGAAGCCTTGTGTCAAATCTTGAGCCTTTCATTATCCTCGATGACAAACAACCTGGCGTTTTCATGTTGAAATCGACAGTCTACTCGCTTTCGATTCAAAACTTGGCTCTTGATACGGCCTCTGTTTTTATCGCTACTGTCGAATAACTCTGTGATATAGGTACGATATGAGTGATGAACAAAAACCTTCACAGCCATCTTCAGACGCCGTAGCTGCTGCCAGCGCGATTAACAATGCCACAAAACATGGCGTTGTGTTTGCGTTGAGTCAAGAAGCTGGCGAAAAACTGGAAAAGGCTGGATACGAAGGCGATGGCGGACAGTTAATGTACGCATTACAGCAAGCTACTGGATCAGCTGGTCCTAAAAAAGCTCCTGCTCTCGCTTTCACCGAAAATCCTGCTCCTTCTGACAATTACCTCGGCCTGTATAAGTCGAAACGTCGTCTATTGCCTGACGAAGTTCTTAAACAGATCCGCGTTACCGATCACTTGATCGCTGCGATCCTTCGTGCTCGTAGTTCGATGATGAGCCTTTTTGGTCATCTTCGTAAAGATCGTTTCGATATCGGTGTCGAACTTGTCATCAAAAAAGACTTCTTCAAAATTCTTACTCCTGAGCAGTATGAGAAAGTTACCGCTCGCATGAAACGCTTTGAGCAATTGCTCTTGAATTGTGGTCACACTGAAGGTGTGGAACTTCAAGATCGCATGACTCTTGCTGATTTCATGGGCATTCAAACCAATAACGGTCTGACTTTCGGTCGTTTCGCGACTGAGGTTATTTATGACCGTGAAGGTGAATCAGATGCAGATGGTAACTATCCGTTCTTCCGATTCCGTCCTATCGACGTTGCGACCATCGTTCGCGCCGTTCGTAAGGGTGAATATGTCGGCAATAACTTGCGCGTTACCGCAATGCGTGCTTTGGAATCTTTGACTGGCGAGAAGATCAACATTGATCCTAAGTCGCTTCAGGAAGACAAATATGCCTGGTTGCAAGTTATCGACGGTACTCCGCGACAAGCTTTCACGCATGAAGAAATGCTTGTTTTTGATCTTTTCCCGTCTACTGATATTGAGCATAACGGCTATCCTGTGTCTCCTATTGACACTGTTGTTAGCTCTGTTACTACTCATATTTCCATTGATGCTTATAAGAAACTCTATTTCCAGAACGGTCGAGCGTCTAAAGGGATGCTTGTAATCCAGTCTGATGAAGTCGATCAGCAAATGATTGACAATATGAAGCTCCAGTTCAACGCTTCAATTAACAGCGTTTCTAACTCGTTCCGTACTCCTATTTTTGGTGTCGGCACGCAAGATAAAGTTGAATGGCTGTCAATGGTAGGCGAAGGAGCGCGTGATGCTGATTTCCAATTTATGTACGATCAAGTTGCTAGGAACATCCTATCAGCTTTCAGTATTTCTCCCGACGAACTCCCAGGATACGGTCATCTTAGTAAGGGCACTAACAGTCAAACGCTGTCCGAGTCCAACAACGAATTCAAGCTCACTGCTGCTCGCGATACGGGTCTACGTCCTCTCATTCTGAAGTTCCAGACGTTCTTTAACCAACGTTTGTTCCCAATCATCGACCCTCTTTTGGCCAAGATCTGTGAAGTTAAATTCAGCGGTATCGACGCTCAGTCGAAAGAACAAGAATCGGCTCGCCTCCAACAGGACATGGCGATCCACATGACTTATGACGAAGTTCTCCACGAAGCTGACAAAGAAAAGGTCGGCGCTCACGTTGGCGGAAACTTCCCATTCAATGAACGTTATCAGCTTGTGCTTGATAAGTACATGAACGTCGGCGAGGTTCGCTCGAATTTCTTCGGCGACCCTGGTGCATCGGTCGATCCGGTGCTCAAATATAAACGCGATCCTTTCTTCATCCAATGGCTACAGCTTTTGGCGGAAGTGAATCCTGCAGCGGTTAAGGCATATTTTGCGCCTCGTCCGTATGCACTCGAATTCTTGAAAATGAATATCCAAGACGAACTCGAAGGGGCAGAAAATGAGTAATCAAATCAATTACAAACAGAAATACCAAGAACTTAAAATGAAGTTCATGGAAGCTGTCGATACGGCCTTTGCCCTTGGCTTTGAACAAGGCCAGGTTCAGGCGCAGCAAGATCAAATGATGCAGCAACAGCAACAGCAGCTTGAAGCTCAGCAAAACGCACAACAAGGCGGTTTTGGTGAAGGTCACGGCGCAGAGGGATCTCCTGCCGGTGCCGAACAGCAAGCTAACCCGAATGGCGGCGAAATGCCTCAAGAGCCGGATTCTCAGAATCCTGCAGGTTCGGAGCTTGATCAGCATATTGAAAAACTTGAATCAATGGTTTCTAAATCTGAAGTTAGCCCTGCAGAATTGATGGGTTTCCTTAACGATCTTCGTAAATCGCAAGCTGATGCTCAACAGGCAGCTGAATTGAAAAAGTCTTCGCTTGCCATTAAAGGTATTGCAAAGGCTCTTCATAAGCCTGCGTTCAAAATTGGACAACAAGCTTCTCACAACATGAACTCGAATGCGAAAGCCGCTGTCACTATGCAGCACAAGATCGTGAACGATATCATGAAAGCATGGGACGACGAATCCAACAAAGCTTCTAAAGACATCAAATCGGTTCTTGACTTGTCTAATCTGACAAAGAAGGACTAATGAATATCCCTGCACATCTTCAAGCAGATTTTGACGCTCTAAACGACGCTCAGAAAGCGAAGTTCCGTCAACTCATGCAATGGACCAATCCAAGTGGTTTGCAAGGCGTGCAGTTACCTGTTTCCGACGCAGCATTTGATAAATGTCTGCAGATGGTAAAGAACATGGGCGAAGAGCCAGTTACTCCGGCTGAGCCCGATAGGACCGTGAACCATGATTGGCCTTTCAAGTACAAGTAAGGATGCAATCGCGCAGATCGTCGAGGACATGTTCGACAGAATTGCGCTTCAGTTCATTGGTGACATCCCGAAACTCAAAAACAAGAAAAATCTAGTAATCAGTTCCTCTCGCAATATGGGACTTTCGCATCTATTCGTGCAAGCAATGCAGAATAGAACTCCGAATCCTATCGAAGCAGATGTTCTGAAAAGTCTTCTCGAATCGGCTTTTGGCTATATTGATTCGTTGAAGGGACGCACTCGTTCAAACGTAACTGAGCGCATTGATGGTTTGGTTCGCGAAGCAAAACTTCGCAATCAAGAAGTTTCGCAAGCTGCGATTGATGATATTTTGGCAGAAGAGCTTCAGAAAGCTAAAAGCCACATGACAGCAATTGCCGAATCAGAAGCCACGAAACTCAGAAACCTTGGGACGATGATGGATATTAGTCGTGTAGCTGCCAATCTTGGCGACGACGATCCTACCGTTTTCTTCGTAGTAGTCAAAGATAAATCCACCTGTAAAGAATGTGTACGGCTCCATCTCATGCCAGACGAGGTAACTCCGCGTCTTTGGAAATTTTCCGAACTTAAACAGGGCTACCATAAGCGCAGCGAGAATAATCCGTCTGCATTTGGACTTCATCCACATTGTCGTTGTACTCTCACGTATCTTTCTAAAGGTTTCGGCTTTGATAGGGCCGGTAAACTAACCTACAGAAGTGAAGATTACTCTGCCTTCGCGCACCAGCGTAAGAAATAGTTGATTTGATTGCCTCGATCTGATATATTCGGTGCGATGCAATTTGAAATCATTTCCCCAACAAAAGCACATTTACTCAATGCGTCGCAGGACGAACTGGCCGCTCTCACTAAAGAGTTGACCTACACAAATACTGCTACGCAGCATGAGCTTAAAAGGCTTTACAATAACCAATGGCTGCGAAACAAAAATCGCGCCAAATGGGAAGAAGAGATCGCTGAGCTTAAAAGCAAAGTGGTTCGTTGTCTTGTATTCGCTGACGAAACTGAATATCCTTTCATTCGTCCTGGATCTATTCCTAATTCCAGTTTTGCACAATCTGGAATCATCAATAATCTCAAATATCCAATGCCCAAAAAGGTGCCTTGGAATAAGCCTCTACCATTCGTTCTTCACGAGTATCAGGCTCAGAGTGTTGAAAAACTCATCGCGATCAAACACGGAAACGTGGAACTCTGTACAGGTGCCGGTAAATCGGCGATTATCCTGACGCTGTGCCGCGAAACAGGCTTTACCTCAGTCGTGGTAGCTCCTTCGCAATCCATCTTTACAGAGCTTCTGGAGAAGTTTGAGCACCATCTTGGAAAAGACAAGGTTGGCGCATTTGGTGACGGCAAAAAGCGCTTAGGAAAACGTATTACGATTTGCATCGCGGATTCTTTGGCCAACGTAGAAAAGGGCACTCCTGAA